GGAATTTTCCCCATGTACTGTTTTGGTTTATTTAAATTTATTTATGCTAATAGTGAGAATCCTTTCATGCTAAATGACTAGATAGGTTTAAATGTACCTTGATGTCTCTAGTGTGTTAGTGATCCAATATTCGTTAGTGTCTATAGATCTTTTCATTCTTGAATTCTATTTCTGCTCAGATTATGGTTTAAAACTGAGGATAATTAAATTAACCAAATTTTTTGGTATAACCCAGTAGTACGGGTTGGTATTGATGTACTACAATTTTGGTGTATACGTAGCTGCCTTGAACAAATTTATAATCACGGTTGTTCATTGGACGTATATATATAGGTTTGATTTAGCCTGCAAATCGTGTAGATTGTATTGGTCTAATAAGCTGATAGCAATCTTTAAATCACAAAAACATTTTTGAAACTTACAATTTTCTCGCTAAGCATGGTTCGAGCATGCAGTGTGGTCTGTTTTTTGTGAAAGTTGATGAAGTGGCACGACGGCTATCTGTTACTTCAAATATACTGGCTTGTGTTCATATGGAAATGGAATTTCCATGTGGATACATCAACTCTTTTGTACCCTATTTTTTGACAAGTAAGGGTATTCATTCTTACAATGGGAATATGGGAAATCTTTTTTCTTGTAGGTTGAAAAGACCTAATCCCGTTGAATCTGATTCTGAATGTTTTTTCTGTTCTTATCGTCTTGCTGTTTTAGACGATAATGAAATGGTACGTGAGGGAGCTATAGCTATGTTGGAAATGGTCGAAGAAGGATGCATTAAACATAAAGCTAAACTCCCTGCATGTGATATTTGTTATGAAACGTGGCAAAATAAGCACTGGATGATGTGGTTATTGACAAATGCAGGTGCACATGCCTATAATGGAAATACGGGTAATATTTTTCATCGCAGAGATACTTTTAATATTTGTGATGATATCGAAATTACTGCGTGTCAATTTTGTGAACCTAAATTGTGGGTTTTTTCCCACGCTCATTCTGTTGCCATGTCTCATTTGAATCATTTAGTTGCCCGCTATCATCTGTTTAACGAGACTTTTCATGCTTGCAATGATTGTTTTTTCTTCTTTCGAAATTATCGTTACATGATGGATGTGAATATGGATATCACAGTGCAAGCTGGTGTTAGAGAAATTGAGGACAGTATTTATGATACATATAATGAAATTGGAATTACTGATGATGTTATTGCTGTCCAAGTTTGGCGTGAGATTATGTTGGTTGTTAGAGCCAAATCTCAATGTGTTAATGCTATACCCTTACACCAACGAATTTTTTATTTCAATTCACAGAGAGATAGATTGGCATCTGTCTCTTTTCGGCGATCTGGTATTTTACCCGATGATGTTTGTGATATTGTTCATAGTTTTATGTCTGGGTGGATGTGTACCAATAAAGGTATGCATATCATCAATGGAAATATAGATTCTTATGAAGATGAGCGATGTCAAATGATGCGCAATGATAAGCCATGTAAGGTTTGTTCTTGGGATACAATTCCACGACCTTGCATAAGTGAAGAAGATCATAATGCAAAATTTCTTGAGATAGTGGCATATGTACGGAGACATCGTAAGATGAATGATACGTGTGTTATTTGTAACTTTAAGGGTTATAAATTATGCAATAGATGTTATGTCACTGAATTGAATTTATTTGATAATTTCCGGATGCAATCTGGAGTGTCAAATTTTGATCTTCCAGGCTTTGATCTTACAGACGATTGGAGTATTAAACTATTTGAGGATTTAATTATCCTTCTTACTGATCTATATTCTGCAAAGTCGTATTCTGAATATTTGAAAGCTGTCATTGTTTTCTCCAAATTGCGAATTTCTACTTCTTTGATCAATAGTGAATTCTCACATTTGCTTGTAGAGAAATTCAAAGAGATCGTGGAGTATAAACAACAAGGTTTTGTCGATATATTGGATAGTGGCGATAGTATTTTGAATAAATTTGAAGAAATTCGTCACGCTCCTTTATTTTCCAAATTATACCGTTTTGCTATGTTTGCAATGAGTATTTCTCTTTTTGACAAAGTTGGAATAACTTTTGATAGATTGGGGTATTCGTTTATGGAGAAAACTGCTGTAAAAAGGAAATTTCATATGGGACCTGATTTGATATCTTGTTTTATAGACACACTTTTATTTTTGTGTAGAAAAGGATATCAAGTTTATGTTTCTCGTTCTTTTGATCCTTTGTATCATAGTGGCACTGAATATGAAAAATTTTATGAAACTATGATGAAATTGAAACAACAAGCACCTCTTATGGATGATCCTGAAACACATGGTTTACATGAAGCTACTTTTTTTAAAGAATTGGAAGAAGCCATTGAAAAAGGGGAGTCTATGCATAAACATGCAATACGAATGACTGCGAATGAACGGAAACGTATTTTTGAAGCTTTACATACTCTTAAAGGAATCTCATGGGATTTACTTACAGCAAGATTTGCTAGTTCTTCTAGGAAAGCACCATTTGTTTCTGTTATACATGGTGAACCTGGAATTGGTAAATCAACAATCACCAATTTGATGTTCATTTATTATGGACAAAAAATGGGTCTTGAT